CGCTTAGGGGTTGGCGGGCCGTAATGGTCAACGGCTCGAAGTCTGCCGCCGTCGCCGGTCAGGATGCGGTAACGGGCTTTGACCAGGATGCCTAGTTTGACGGCCTTGTTGATGTAGATGCTGGCGGTGTGCGCTGCCTTCACGCCCCATTTAGTTGCCCACTGATCGCGGGTCAGGAAGCCCTTTGGAGGTTTGACGGCGCTTCGGTTTATCTCGGCCATGACGGCCAAGAGGATGGGGTCATTACCTACCCGGGTGTAGAGCATCTTCTTTCGGGATGTGGTCATCGCTTTGCGGGGGTGAAGGTCTTCAGGTCTTTCGTCCAGATCCATTGATTGCCCATCTTATGGACAAGCCATGCCTTGTAGTCTCCGCCGACGGTAACGAAGCCAGCGACAAACCCTGAGCCCCACCGGGCAGTGGCTAGGCGGTGAGCGCTGTAGGTCATCTCGTCTTTACGGCATAGGCATCCAGCTGAGAAGGCGTTGCCGCCCCCATGCTTGGTCAATGCGACGCTCGATAGGTTGTGAGTATGCCCATGGATGAGAGCGCCGCTATAGGGGGCGTAGTGAAGCCCCTGTACCACCGTACTGTTGGCGCCATGTGCAAAACCGTGAATCATCGCCACCGGGCCGAGACGATAGACGCCCTTGTCGGCGTGGTAAGGCAGGATGACCTTAGCGCCGCACTTGCGGGCGTGGGCGTTGACGTGATCCTTCACGCCTTGGCAGTAGTCGCGTACCAGGGCAGACCCGGCACCTTGCGCGGCATCGAGACGGTGTTCGTGATTACCCCACAGCCAGACGTTCGGACGCCAGCGCGTGAAGAAGTCCTTACCTTCCTCGATGTCAGCCTGAAGCGATTCGGCGCCTTCCTTATCCGTGCCGACACCTTTACGCAGGGAGCGAAAGTCGTACTGATCTCCGCCGGCCACGCGGATGTCTGGCTTGAAGTCCTTGGTGAATTCGTAGAGCGCTGCCAAGGCCTCAGGGTCCCCCATGTCTCCATGGTTGTCTGATGCGTAAATGAACTTGGTGATTTTGCTCATTGGTTTAGGTGAGGGATGGGGAGGCCTGCGTCGTAGGCCGCGAGCATCTCGTCGCGGTGCCGGCGGGCGGTGTCGAGGTCTTTGCCGAGATTGTGGAGAATGTCGGTCTTTCGACGGCGGATGCGCAGCCACCAGCAGTCGCCCAGTTTCTGGAGGTGGTGATTCGGGTTCTCGGCCTTGATGATTGGGTCGCGGCCGTCACGACCTGCCCGGGTGTACTTGGGGCACGATAGGAGAAAGTTGATTCGCTCCTGGCTAAGGCCTGCACGGAGAGCCCACTGAATACGCTCCTCGAGTGAAAGCTCTTTCTCCATGATCAGAGTCTCCATGTCTTTGCGATATAGCGCCCTTCCTGCATGATGGCGTTTCGAGAGTTTTAGGCAAAGGTCAGTTCGAGGTCGAAGCAGTGGCGCTCGCGGATGTCGAGGATGCTGTCGAGCTCTTCGTTATTTGCGGGGCCTATGCCAGCGGTTGCGACGTAGATCGTGCGCACCTTCCAGCCGAGGTCGTGCAAGATTTCCTGACACACGACCAGCTCATTCCCATACCTCCAGTCTGAGCAGATGACCGTCTCTGGCGCCTGTTCCCCCGGCGTCATCTGGATAGGGCAATAGTAGGCAAGGTTCTTGGCGAAGATGTCCTTGTCGATTGACCGGGCAAGTCGGCCAGCGGCGACGAGGAAGTCACGGTTCTGAACCTTGAAGGGTTCGTTATGAAAGTCGCCCTCAAGGTTGAGCGACATGAGGTAGTCATTGGCCGCGTCCTTTAAATGGTCGGCGAAGTTCTGCTTACGCGAAGGCCTTGTCGCCCACTCCAAGATGCCCGAGGCTAGGGTGTCCTTCCCGGCCCTTGCATATCCGCAGATCAGCACAAGGGTCGGGGCGGCCATGGTGGTCATTCGGAGGCGTTGGCTTTGCGGATGGCCTTGGCCTCGCGGGAAGCGATGCGCGTCTGTCTTGCAGACATGCGTATGCGCCGGCGAACACGGCGGAGGTTGAGGTCAGGCGCCTTCAGCAGCGCTTCGACCAGGGCCTGACGCATCTTGAGGCGGTTGCTCATTAATAGGGGACGTCTTCGGGGTTCGGCAGGTCGTTCGCGACGGTCGGCTTCTGCGAGCCTTTAGGGTAGGTCAGCTTGTACTTGTACTGAGGCTTGCCGTTGTACTCGCCATTGGGTTCGCACTCCACGCCGACGAGGATGGTCTGGCCGCAGGCGCCGTCGATGTATTGCAGGTACTCGGCGGGGGTCGCGTCGAGCCTGATCTCGTTAGTGAACTTGCCGGAGTACTTGCCGACGAGCATGGCGAGCGCCTTGCCGTACTTGGTCGAGAAGTTCTTGCTCAGGCAGAAGCCCTTGTCGTCGACGAAGAAGAGGCGAGCGGAGCAGGTGCCGTCCTCCCAGACCTTGACCTTGTCGGTCCCCTTGGGTCGGATGAGTTTCAGGCGGTAGGTTCCGTTGGTCGAGATGGAGGTGAGCGGGGGGCGGTCGTTGTTTTCGGTGGTCATGTTGGTGTTAGGCAAAGGTGATGGTGCGGGCGTTAACCATGAGTCGTTCAATGCATTTAGGGCTGTCCTTAAATGCAATTATGGATTCAGCGTGTGCCTTAGTTGCGGGATCCATGCCTTTAGTGATTTCTGAACTAGTTGGGGTTCTCATATCTTCAACGAACCAGTCGCCGGCGTGACGGTAGTTCTTAACATACCAGTCTAAGACCGCCATGAGAACGCTCTTGGTAGGACTTAACTCAATTTCGCAAGGTACTAGTTTGCCGCATAGCGCTACAGCGTAAGCGGGTGACATCATGCAAAGAATGGTGTCGTTGGTGATTTTGTCGTCTGGCAGATTTGGTGTATTCATGGTCGTGGGAGATTAGGCAAAGGTGATAGCGGTGGAGGTGGACGGGCCCTTGACGTCGATGACCTGCACGTCGTCCGGGTAGGCGGGCCAGACGCCGGAGGCGCTGCACTCGCGGTAGAGGCTGATGGCCTTCTCGAAATCGGAGACTGCCCAGGACATAAGCTCGGGCCCGATCTCGCAGACGGCAGTGGCGTAGGGCGGTTCCTTCTCGACGAAGAGGAAGCGGAAGCCGAGGGGGCGGCGACCAGTAGCGAGCTCGTAGACGATGCGGTACCAATAGGCCTGAAGATTGTAGCGGTAATTGCGGATGGCCTTGAGCATGCCGGCAGCCGAAGCGTCGTCGGTCGTCTTGATGTCCCAGAGGTAGTCGCCGGCCACGCCGTCGATGGCAGCCTTGAGGGGGATGCCGTTATAGTCGACGTGGTACATGACTTCCGTCTCGTCGAACTTCACGCCGTGCTTCTTCAGCGCGAGGCGGGCGAACGAAGCGACGAGGTGCCCGGTGGCGGACTCTTCCGCGTCGAGGATGGTCTTGCCGGCGTTGGCCGTGGCGAAGGCGGCCCACTGTTCCTTGCCGTCCTTAGTCCGTTTGTCCACGTCCGGGGCGGTCGCGTAAAGGTCGTCCAAGGTATGGGGTTCGAGCACTGCCGAGTGGACGAAGGTGCCAAAGCGCAAGGCCTTGGTCTCTTCGTGGGGCGTGTTGATGTAGGCCTGATAGTGCGAGGCACTAACCAGGAGATGTTTCGCGGCTGACTGGTTCAACGCCGGGAAGGCGCGGTATTCTTTTCTGTCGTGGATTTGTGGCATGGTGTTGTGTTGGTGGAGAGTTTAGAGAGCGGCGTCTTCGTCGCTTGGGTTGGCTTCTTCGACGTGGGCCGAAAGCAGGTTGCAGAGGTCGATGGCGTTGTCGGCGGCGAGGGCCACCCGGTCGAGCTGATTGCGGAGGACGCGCTCATGAGCGACGACGGCCTTGAGACGGTCATAGATCGGCTTGATGTGGTAGGCTTCTTCGATGTCATCGGCGCTCAGGCGCTCGAGTTCGGCTGCGGCCTCATTGATGGCGAGCTGTAGATGATACAGGTCGTCACTGGCAACGCGGTGGGAATCTTCAGGGGTCGGACGTAAGGCGGCGACTTCGCCACCGAGCTGAGTGAGGATGTTCCTCAGGTATTCGCGATTGGTCATCGGGTGAAGGTAAGTTCTTTTAGTTCTCCAGTTGGAGCGAGCGTAAAGAAGCGGACTTGTGATCGTGCCAGGGACGGGTGCGTCTTGCGCTTCCAGAGGCCTAAGTCGGAAAGGTAGTCGGCATGCTTTCGGGCGGTCATCTCGACATAGGGGTAACCATCAAGGAGCAGGAGCAGGGCGTACTGGCCCTGGACTGTCCGGGCGATGCGCTCGATGCCGGCGGGAATGTCAGCCATGGTTCCGGGCTTCCTGCCAGTCTTCGATGGCCTCGATGAGTTCGGCAGGGTCGACGCGCTTGGCATGTCGGACGCAGTACCAGATCGCGTCGCCGGCCTCGCGCATACCTTCCAGCCGCTCTTCCAGCTGCTTGATACGGGCATCCTTGGCCGCGAGAAGGTTCTGGCCGTGCATGGCGCCCATCGCGGCGGAGATGGGGTCGAGGGGGCCGAAGGGCTTATGGTCGCTCATTTTCTTGGGGTATTAGGCTTATCTTCGGTGTGAATGTATGCAAGGACTTGCCCGAATTTAAAGAGCAACGCGCCTGTCATGTTGCCGACAATAAAATACCAGATGGATTCGGTAATCATTTGGTCAGGGGGCGAGGGGTGGGGGAGAAGGCAGGGGCAGACTGAGAAGAGGCCGCAGAACGGAAGGCAGAGGCCTGTACGAGGTCATTGCCATCCGAGTCATTATCGACGCTTACACCGCAGGCCGTGCAGATACTCATGCGCCGAATGTAAGTAATGGCCCCGCCAATCTTCTGAGCGTCGAGGCCTTCAGACTTGAGCATGAGACGACCGAAGTCGAAGCGCTCGCCGGAGGTGTGCAGGAAGGCGGTCGAGACGCCGACCTTGCCCTCTTCGCTGACGAGCGTCTGGATCAGTGCCAGGTTATGCGCGAAGAGAATTGGTTTCACCGAATCGAGCAGCAGGTCGAGGGTGATATACTTCGCCTTATAGGCAGGGTTAATTTTGTTCGCCTTGATATTGTCGAGCTCAGAGAGCGCGGCCACTAGGTCGGCGGTGGGGGTTTGGGTCTTGGGCGTGGTGCTCATGGGAAGATTACTTGTTGCCGACGGTGGCAGGGTCAGCGCCATCGACGATGGCCTTGATGGCCTCTAGCGTGAACTGCCGGGTGCGACCGTCGATGCGGAGGTTGTAGTTGTCGCCGGAGGGGCGGACGGTGGGCGTCAGCAGACGGGCGACCTTGTTATCCGGCAGCAGGATATACTGCGTCTTCGGGATGACGCGGATCTCTGCGGTGGACGTAGGTAGGTTTTTTTTCATAGGTTGCGAAGGTTACAAAACGGAGGGTTTGGCGGAGTTATGTTAACTCAGTTAATGGCACGGCGGGTAGCCGCGTCGAAGATTAGGAGTGCGTCGGCAGACCACAGTGTGACCGACTGCGTGGGGAAGAGCTCTTGAGCCCGTGCACGGAGATGTGGTTTCCATCCTTTGCCGTGGTCCTTCTTCTTGCCCAGGGAGTGAGCGGCCTGCCATGCCTGAGGCTTCACGCGGTGGATGATAAAACCCATGGCAACGGCGGCGCCGTAGATCATGCCGTAATTCTGGGCGAGTCGGGCGATGGCTGACGCGGGGATAAGCGGACCATAGCCTGCGACTGACGGCTCTTCGAGGAAGAGTTCGACGTCCTTTGCCTTCGAGCTGAGGTCGGCGATAAGTTGGCAGACTTCGATATCAGTGTCGGGCATCTTCTCGCAGGTGACCGGCTCACCGTCGACAGACCAGCAAATGCCGCCGCTCTGGCCGGGGTCGATTGCCAC